AGTTCTTCAAGCGGGGGTTTTTCAAAGCCATAAGTAGTTGAATCTGTAGTATCTCTGTTATAATACCCATCACCAACATGGGTTACGTCATCTTGTGTGTACCCATAAGTAGATAACCATTGATCAACATTTTCGTCTGTTAGCCCTGTAGTATCTAAAAATTCAAGAGCGTCTCCTGCGTCTCCTGTCCGTTCAACTCGTATATATTCGCCAGTAAGAAACATACCATAGTCGTCTACAGTTTCGGGTACAAAACCTGCGTCTTTAGCTGCCTTTACTATTTCAGGAGATAACTCAGCGGAGTAAATCATGCTGTCCGCAAACTCGTTCATATCTAAACTTAAAATATCATTTGTATTTCCTAAAAATTCTTTAGCGTAATTAAGGTATTTACCTAGTTGGTTTGGGCTTAGTGATTCAATGGGTATGCCCCGTGCATTTAACGCCGCTGTAACATATTGAAGTCGCGCTTGATTTAGTGCAGCGTCAGCTTGAGACTGCGTGTTCGGTACATTTGTAATCCCGCCGCTAGTGCTTAACATCGCATTTGCAGCATCTACCTCATCCACACCAAGGTAGTTAGCAATAACTTTTAAGTTTGCATCTGGTTTTAGAGCGAGCACTGTTTGAAGTTGTACGTCATCAAATAAGGGGGACAATGTTGAATCTAAATCGTTTAAGTCAGACATAAGAAACCGGCTTTGGTCATCATACTCAATCTGGGCATCACGCACTGCCACTACTGCAGTGTCATACTCACTCTGTAATGCGTCAAACGTAGGAGTATAATATGTATCATACCGTTCCTGTAATCTTGCGTATGCTGCATCGTATTCTGCTGTACCATAAAGAGCTTCAGCATTGTCAACTTCGTTTTGCAAGGCAGTGCGTAAACTATTGTACTCGTCTGTCGTGTCTTGAGCCGTTATAATAGCCGTATTTAACGCATTAGCTGCTGTTGCAGTCTTTCCGTAGTCGCCTGTAAGTTTGTCCAAACCTTCATACACGGGTTTGTCTATTGCTTCTTTTAATCCTTTGTACCCATAATCTTCGATAGTTTTGAAAAATGCGTCAAATGTGAGTTCTGAATTACCACTAACTGCAGCGCCTGCAGCATTACCCAAAGCAGTTGTTAAGAGCCTTGCGCGGTCTTCATCTAAACCTAAACCTTCTTCACTTTGTAAGAAGTTGTTCATGTTCCTAGCAAGGCCAGAGTATTTGCTCACAATGTTTGCAAGAACCGCATTGTCTACGCTGCCACCATTTAATTCTGCAGTTACACCCGCCGCTATAGCGTCCTTGACACCATCCTGTAAGTTTTCCCATCCAGCAACCATAGGTATACGTTGGCCTAAATCATCAAGCTTAAACTCTCCTACTTCATCAAGTTCAAATTCGCCTGTAAGATTGGTAAATGCCTCGTCAATCTGCCCTAATGCAGCATTCACACCTGCTGTTAATCCACCTGTAGCAAACGCCTTTAAAGGGTCCTGACCGTAAACCAATGCTTTTGCCGAGGATTTAACGCCTTCGTTAATTAAATTACTAACAGTCTGGTTAAAACCTTCGGCTGTAAGAGTGTCTGTAATTCTAGGGGCAATCTTAGCGTCAAAAGTTTTACCTATGGTAGACCCTGCATAAGATATAGCTCCTGCTTTAATAGCATCGCTTAAATCACCGCCTCGGGCTATTGTAGAAGCTCCTGATGATACACCAATAACCCACGGAGGAACTCCACTTAAAACCAACCCTATTTGAATAGCGTCGTATATATCTATATTATCTATAGCCACATCAAAAACAGGAGCAGCTATTTCGTCACGCACAAAATCCATAAGTATCGAATACAGGGCTGTCCATAACAACGTCACCAATGTCTGACACAACATCAAGGACCGGAGAAACCACTGTGTCTACCACTTCAAAAACAAAACTCATGACTTAGCTTTCTTTATGTTGGTAGGAAACTGCACAAATAACACGGTCTCTTTGCCAGACTCAGTTGGTGCTAAACCTGCTTGTATTCCACTTCCTACAAGTGCCTTTCCAACTGCTTTTGCAATTTGTTCCAAAGTGCCTGTATCGAACGATACAGAATAGTGTGTTATCCCCTTTTTTTGCAGCAACTTAAAATACTTTACAGTATTAGACACAAAATTACGTGCAGTATCTACGTTAAATACACGACCCATAAGTTTACGTTTGTCTTTGCTAGGATGTCCAACAAAGACGGTATTGCCTACCTGAATCATCTCAACATTTGGTGAAGACATTTCTTGTACCCACCGCGTCAACGCAGTTTGCAAATCCATATCTGGAGGTAATTTAGCCTCAGACGCATATGTTAACACAATAGTAGGAGCCGGTAGGGGCGTCTCGGTACTATCAATAACTGTAGCCATTATGTGACCTCTAAAATGCTAGCAACAACGTGTATCCTATTTGCAGTACCTGCCGTTACTTTCAATATCTCACTAGCTTGCACAATAAGGGGCGCGGTTAACAACTCTACTGTGTTATTTGCGCTAACGGCTTTGGTTTTAAACAAACTAAAGACATCATCTCCGCTTGTAATGGTTAAGGTTATAGTGTCTGCATTACCACTGTCTTCAGAAACAAGTATAGATTTTACTATTGCTGTGGTTAACGCAGCACAGGTGTACAAAGTAGTAACACTTGTAGACGACAAATCTAATTTTGCATTTACATAAGTGTTTGCCATTAGCCTAAGAACCACCCCATAGCTTCAGTCTGTCGAGACATAGATGTATCACGCAACACATTGTCTAACTGGTTGAAATACAGTCTGAGCACTTTGTTAAATTCTTCAAACTGAAACGGGTCATACTCTGCGGGAGGATATGGTAGCGCAGGAGAACGAAAACCCACTATATAATCATTATTTGGCATTACCGTCTCCCATCAGGGCGCATGTCAAGTCTAGGAGAACCTAGTTGCCACTGCACTCCCGTTGTTGTGGACTCAACTTTTAAAGACATCTGCCTGCCCCGAACGCGTGTGTGAATTTGGCTTGTGTACACGTCTACAGGAGAGCTAGCACTACGCACAACCGACCCTGAAGCAGAACCGCTCTCGGACGCAGGGTTGTTAAAACCAGACCCCGAAGAACTTAACGGCTGTAAAGTCATCACTATGGTAGGTGTTCCACCCGTAGAACCTTCAAAAGATACATCTGGTATCATTTTAGACACAAGGGTAAAGTTGTGTCCGTCATCAAGATCAAACTCAGCGGAGGTGATAAAAGAAGATATGGCAGCGGCTGTACCTGTCTCGTTATCATCAACCCCACGTTCATGTTCGACAATCCTGTTATTGTAAGTCGCAGCTAACGGAAATGATCTCAACCCTGAGTCTAGCCAAGCAGACCGTGCCATAGAACCGTAGTACCATATATTTTCTACGTAGTTATATATTACATAGCTGTCTATGTTTATTGCGTTTGTAGAACAATAAAACCACCACACTTCGTTAAACGCTTCATTTGTACCACTAAACACCTGTTCAAACTGTTCTTCGTTAAAGTTTGTAAATACGTGTTTACGTAAGTCAGACGGTAGTGGTTGAGTACGTCCGTCGTATTTGTAGAATTTATCTTTACCCATCCAATAGGCAACCCCATTGGCATATGCCACAGCGTTTTGTGAGGCTATTGACGTCTGTTCGCCAACTAATGTAGCGCCCCAAACACCAGACCCCGCGCCTACATATTGCAACGAATACAAAGAAGAGTCAGTCCAAACCAAGACTTCCTGTCGGGCTTGAGATGCGGCTACGATATTAGTGCCTCTAGATAACCTAAGACTTCCTGCTTGTGTTGTAGCTGAAGGTGTCCAATTAGTAGCATCTTCTTGGTCAGACCACCTAATTAACATGGGGTCTTGGGTGGCACTTCCTAAGATATTAGCTCCAAAACAAAACACAAATCTGTTAATATCAGACACAAGAATAGAATTTTGAACAGTTGGTACATTAGAGGCTCCCGACCGCGTGGTCAGGTCAACAGCGCGTGTTGTAAGGCTAGTTGAAGCATCCCAATAATATATACGCCCACCACGCAACCCAAAAATTAAATCTTCCCCAAAGTTTTGTTGTGACCATATGCGTAGTTCCTCTTGACTTGTTTCACCAACTCCAAATAAACCCGCGCCGTAGCTACCTGCGCCCCAACCTGCAAGATCAGATGCCGTAGTAACCCCCACGTTAATTTGATACGCTCCGACCGTGGAAGTACCACCACTACCCGAATCAGAAGAGGTAGAGGCAACATTGGTAAATTTAAGCGTCGCGTTACTAAAACTCTTTGCCAGTATAGTATACGTGTTTTCATCTTCTACGGACAAGACTTCGTATTCAAGATTTAACACTTTAGCAGTAAAATTGCCCCCTAGGGCAGCGGCTCCCGAAAAAGTTACAAAGTCACCAACAACAGCGCCGTGACTAGAATCAAGCACCACGATAGTAAAACAAGTTACGGCGGCTCCATTACTATGTGTGGCAGCTGTGGTGCTAGTAGGTACGTCAGATATTAAATAGGAAGCTCCACGAGTGCATCCTGTAAGCGTATTGTCAGTTATACCGGTATAGGAAACAGCCTCACTATCTATAAGCACTAGACCCGCACGGGGAAAACCCGTTGCATCTGTTAGGGCTATTGTAGTAGCAGACGTGGAAGTTATAGCAGCACTCAACGTAGTATTAGATGCTCTAAAGGTAACTTCTCCTGCCGAAGTGGTGCTACGTAGAGGAGTTATATCGTTAAATGCACCACCGTTTTCTATGTAAAATTTTACATTTGTACCAACACCAATCAAATTTTGACCACCCAAGGTGATCCAATTCCAAAGAGAACGTGCAACCCCTAAAAAAGTTATGGTGTTTAGACGTTGCCAACCGCCAATTTTTTCAGGAGTGCCTTGTCTAAACCTAATGTTATTGCACTCGTACCAACCACCTTCTGAAGTATAGCGTGTATTTTCCCTGTTAACTCCGGGTTTAAACAATACTTTTTTCAACGGCATATTACACCTATAAGTTAGTACACAGGAAGACTATTATCTTCTAATTTTTCAGGTACGCAATACGCAACAACCCTGTCTTTGGTTGTGATTCCATGACTACTATAACGTCTTACCACCGCGCTAGCAACGTAGTTGCAATGATCTATATTATAGAAGCGCATATTACTACTCGTTAACACACGATCATCCCCATAACCCATATAGACCATGAGAACGAAAACGTGCATTAAAACATAAGTTCAAAGTGTGGTGCGTCTATGAACGGTCTGCGCCCCTGTGATCTACGAATGTCGATGTAGGAGTTCATTGCGTTTTCCGCTGTGCCTTCCCAAGCACCTAGATCATTAATAGTCCACGCAGCGCCCCACCGCAACTTGACTCCCGTTGCCTCTGCCGCTTCCTTCATAGCGTCGGCAATCTCATCGTACAGATTCAATTCCCAACGATCACCGTCACAATACGCCATCAAATCAACGGCGTTGCCGTCAATGTGTTTACTCTTCATAGTCTGCGAGGCACCTTTTGCGACCAACGCTTTTTGTTCGTCCAACGTCCTCAAACCGCAGATCACACTGAAGTCCTGTTTCGTAACGCCGATGGCGTATTTCACGACAGTTACCAGATCGTCGTTGACACCTTCTAGCCTTGACAGGCTTCCCGTTCCTAACTTGTACCCCATAACTATTTCCCCGCATATTTAGAGATTGCTCTATTTCCAAACCAAAACGCTAAGACTGCACTCATAAGTCCCGCTGTTTCTGTATCCCACATTTTGTCAACAGCTTGCATCCAATCGCCACCAGCTTGTGTGACTTTCACCATAATCACGACTTTTGTGGCAATGAATAAA